AATTTCAAGAAGATATATTGCTATAGACTATGGTACTACTAATGCAACAGTATTTTTAGATATTTATGATGATGGTGATATAGCATGGGTACCAAGAGAATATTACTATGATAGTAAAGTTAAAATGGTACAAAAAACAGATAAACAGTATGCTGATGATTTAGTTGATTTTATAAATGATGGACCACCACCAGTAGCAATAATTTTAGATCCAAGTGCTGCATCATTTAAAGCTGAAATGCGAAGTAGAGGATATAGAATTAAAGATGCAGATAATGAGGTGTTAGATGGAATAAGAATGACATCTACATTTATTGGCCAAAGAAAAATTAAAATGGTAAAGGATAAATGCAAAAGAACTATAGGAGATATATTAAGTTATGTTTGGGATAAAAAAGCAGCTGAACATGGAGATGAAAAGCCAGTCAAGGAAAATGATCATGGAGCTGATGCACTTAGGTATTATGTGAAAACAATTGTTAAACCTAGAAGATTATCAAGGTAGTAAAATGTAAAGAAAAACATCTGTTAAACATTACATTTATATTTATAAAAACTACATCTTACAAATGGCTTAAAATAGTAAAAAAACAAAACAATTTCATTTACAATGTTTTTCTTTACAAATGTAAAAGAAAAGGTTATAATATACCTATAATTTACAAATTTGAGGAGAATTAAAAATGAGTAAAATATATGGGTATTGTAGATGTAGTACAAATGAAAATAAACAAGATATAAGTAGACAAGAAAGAGATTTAAAAGCGTTAGGAGTAACTAATAAGAAAAACATATATAAAGAATATGAAAGTGGAACTAAAATTAAAAGAGCTGAGTTAGAAAAGTTATTGGAAAAAGTTGAAGAGGGAGACACAATAATATCTACTGAAGTAAGTAGAATAACTCGTAGCACAAAGCAGTTATGTGACATTATAGAATTTGCAAAGAATAAGCACATTAAATTAATATTAGGTACTTTTGTAGTGGACTGTACTAAAGAACTTGATCCAATGACAGAAGGTATGCTTAAGATGATGGGTGTATTTTCAGAACTAGAAAGAAATATGATAAGTCAAAGAGTAAAATCTGGGGTAGCTAATGCAAGAGCAAAAGGGAAAATAATTGGCAGACCTTCATTAAATATTGATACTATACCTGATAAAGTAAAAGATATGTATGAACTGTTTAATTCAGGAGCTATAAGTAAAACAGATTATTCAAAGATATGTAATATTAGTAGGCCAACATTAGATAAATATTTAAAAATAATAAAAGAAGTATAAGGGCATTATTTAATGCTCTTTTCTTTTGTAATTAATAAAGAAAGGAGGGGCAAAATGAAGAAAAGTAAAAGATATAAAAAAGTAACTAAGGATTCAAAATCAGATATAAAAAATAAGCCAACAGTAACATTAGATGCATTTCAAAATGTATTAGCAAGACTGGGAGTTGGGACTCCTAACTTATTAGAAGGTACAGATTATCCAATTACAAGACTTACTCAAAATTTTCAGTTAATGAATAGTTTATATAGATCTCATTGGATTGTAAGAAAAATAATAGATACGATTCCAGAAGATATGGTTAAAAATTGGATTAATATAACTACACAATTAGAGCCTGAACAATTAAAAAGATTTGATAAACTTCAAAGAACTACAAGAATTCAAAGAGACATACTTGAAGGATTAAAGTGGGGGAGACTTTATGGAGGAGCAGCAGCTGTAATAATAATTGATGGCCATGAAGATATTTTAGACCAACCTTTGGATTATGACATGATAATGCCACAAAGTTTTAAAGGACTTATTATTGGAGATAGGTGGTCTGGTATAACTCCAGGAGAAAATTTAATAGAAGATGTTTCTAGTCCTGATTTCGGATTACCAGAACATTATATTTGGAATACTGATACTTTTACTATTAAGGTACACCATAGTAGAATATTAAGATTTACAGGTAGAGAACTTCCTTATATTGAAAAATGTGCAGAAATAGGGTGGGGAGCTAGTGAAATTGAAATTATTTTTGATGAACTAAAGAAGAGAGATAATACAAGTTATAATATAGCACAACTTATTTTCTTAGCTAACTTAAGAGTTTTAAAAATGTCAGATTTAGGAGAAACATTAGCAATTGGAGATGAACAATCACAAGAGGATTTATACAATACTGTACAAGCTCAAAATTGGCTTATGTCGAACATGGGCATGTATATTTTGAATAAAGATGATGATTTTCAAACACATCAGTATAGTTTTTCAGGATTAAATGAAATATATGAAAGTTTTATGCTAGATGTAAGTGGTGCTGCTGAAATACCAGTAACTAAATTATTTGGACGGTCTCCTGCTGGATTTAATGCTACTGGCGAAAGTGATAGTAAAAATTATTATGAAACAATAGAGCAAAAACAAGTTTCACAGTTAGATCCTATATTTGATAAGTTACTTCCAATAATGTTTATGAGTGAATTTGGAGCAATACCAGATGATTTAGATTACACTTATAATCCAATAGCTACTCCAAGTGAAGATGAATTATCAAATATAGTGGATAAAAAATCCACTGCAATAATTAATGTGTTCAATGCTGGATTAATAAGTCAGAAAATTGCCTTAAAGGAATTAAAACAAATGTCTGATACGACTGGAATGTTTACTAATATTACAGATGAAGATATAAATAATGCAGACGATGAAATAGACAGTATAGGAGATATGCCTGAAGACGAATTCCTAGAAAATAATATGGAAGTAGTTGAATAGTATGATACCAAGAAAAAATACTATTAAGGACTTATGGAAGCCAAGAAGAAGAATAGAACTTACTTATAAGCGTTCATTAAAACAATTAATCAAGAAGATAAATAAATCGTTAATAGGATTAGATTCGCCTACTGAAATAGTAAGAGAACTAAGAAAAATTGCTGATTCAACTGAATTTAAAAAGTATGCTTCAAGATGTTCTCAAAAGATGGTGACTAGCTTATTTAGTGATGCAGGAAGAACATGGAGAGAAGCTGCAAAAGAAAATTCAAAAGGAAGATCTATTTATGAAGCATTGAGAAAGGAGTTAAAAGGACCTATAGGTGGAGCTATAAATGAACAAATACAAAGAAATGCTGAATTAATTAAAAGTATTCCATTAGATTTTGCAAAAGAAATTACTGATTATGTGGCAAAAGAAAGTTTTGGTGGAAGAAGAGCAGAAGATATAGCTAAGGATCTACAAAATGAATTTTATATTACTTCTGAAAAAAAAGCTAAGATTATTGCTAGAACAGAGGTAAGTAAAACAAGTACTGCATTAACAAAAGCTAGATGTGAAAATCTAGGTATTAACTGGTATATATGGAGAACATCAGAGGACCAAAGAGTAAGAAATTCACATGAACATATGGATGATGTTTTGATATGTTGGAACAATCCACCAAGCCCAGAAAAGATTATTGGTAAAAAGTTTGTAGGATACTATCATGCAGGGAATATTTATAACTGCAGATGTTATCCTGAACCAGTAGTAAGCTTAGATTTTATTTCATGGCCACACAAAGTTTATTGTAATGGAGAAATTAAAAATATGACAAGAAAGCAGTTTGAAGAAATAGCTGCTTAAATTAGGAGGAATTAAAATGTTTGGAAAAAGTAAAGAAATATGCTGTAATTGTGCAAATAAAATAAGGACACTAAATTATGAAAGACCTAACAGACCAGGAACAAGTACTGCAGAATCATTAATTAGTATAAAACCACCATTACCATCTAGTAATGTTATAAATATTAAGGGTATTAATCCTAAAGATGTACAGACCTTAAAATTAGAATTAGCAAAATTAAATTTTGGAACTTTAAATGGTATACAAGTTAATATTAATGAAAAAAGAGAAAAAACAAAGATTTTTATTACTTTAGAAAATAGTGAGTACATTGATACTCTTTCTGATGAAACAATTGATGAAATAAATTTAAAATTGAATTCAAGTGAAGAGTTTATAAGAATTGGAAATTTAAATGTAAAACGAAAATCGGTAATTAGTGTATTAAAATCAGAAAACAAATGTGAAGAAAAGTTTTAGATGAATCTAAGGCTTTTAATTATATATAAATGGGGGTGAAATATATGAAGTATTCAAAGGAAACTATTCAAGGAGCTTGTAGAATAATAGAAACATTTGAAGCTAATACAATAAGTGAAGTTGTTGAACTGAAGGATAAAATTGAAAGAACTGCCAAGCAAGGATTCAATTGTTTTACAGAAAAGCCTAAAAAAAGAATTGAAGTAAGTGACGGAATAACAATAGGTATATAAAAAAATGATATTTGAAAGGAGGTGAGAAATTTGAAAGCTTATTACGGATCACGTTTTAGTACTAACATGACTGAGACACCAGATGGATTTTTAATTTGTCACAATGTACCTATTGCACGTACTGGCTGGTATGACTATCTAGCAAGTGAACTTGGTGTAGGTGGTGATGAAATTGTAAAAGTATATAGAAGTCCTGAAGAGGTATTTAGTAAATCTGCTATAGCTTCCTTTGAAGGAAAGCCAGTAACAGATGAACATCCTCCAGATTTATTAACACCACAAAATGTAAATATATTTGTAAAAGGTACAACTCAGAATGTAAGGCAAGATATAAAAGAACCTGATTTACTTGTAGGTGACTTGATGATCTATGATTCAGTTTTAATTGATGAAATAGGACAAGGAAAAAGAGAAGTAAGTTGTGGGTATGAATGCCAATACAAAGACAATGGAGATAGCACATATAGTCAAATTGGTATATGTGGTAATCATGTTGCAGTCGTTGAAGCTGGAAGAGCAGGAGACCGTGTTGCAATAAAAGATTCTAAAATTCAAAAAGAGAAGGGAGAAAAAAAGAAGATGGCTAAGAAGAAAGTAACAAAAAGTATTTTACAAGCTATAGGATTAAAACATTACCTAGCAGATGCAGAAGCAGAAGAGGTTGCAGATGCATTAGAAGAAATGAATAAAGGGTGCGATGAAGAACCAGAAGCAAATCCAACACCATCAAATGATGAGGGAGGAGACTTAGCATCAGTAAGTGCTAAATTAGATAAGTTGATTTCAATATTAAGTGGAGGAACTCCAAAAGCAGAAGATGAAGAGCCAGAAAGTGCAATTGATGAACTAATTAATACATTAGAAAGAGGTAAGGAAACTACTACAGGAGATGAAGAAGAATCTGTTACAATTCCAGCTGAACAAATGTCAGATGAAGATATTCCAGATGGTGTAGTACAAAGCGAAGGAGAATTACCTGAAAATCCTATACCAAATGCTGATAGTGCGGCTATGCTTATGGCATTGAAAGCAGTAAGGCCAATAATTGCAAGCATTACAGATAAGAAAGCAAGAAAAAAAGCTTGTGATTCAGTCATGGCACAATTCAAGACATCTATAAAACCATCACAAAATAAAAATTCATATGCTGCAATAATGCAATCACAAAGAAGTAGTGCATTGCAAAGACAAAAGGTATCAGATGCAGCTGAAGCTAAGTTAAAATCTATCGAAGATGGCTATAAAAAACAAAATGCACATTATAAGGAGGTAAAATAATATGCCAGGTAAAGCAATAGGAATTGAATTAAATTTAGGTTATCCAGGAACTATATCAAGATCAGTTGATGCAATTATAACTCCAAAGGTTGTAAAAAGTAATATAACATCAGGAAAGGAAACAGAACTTCCAATAGCATTTGGTGAGCCAGTTATATTAAATGTTGATAATACTTATAGTAGATTTGCAACAAATAGTACAGCAGATATATTTGTAGGTATTGCAGTAAGAGAAATAAAACAAGCTACTGACTATTATGCAGCTAGTGGAGAGTATTTACCAAATGAGGTATGTGATGTACTTAATAGAGGTTCTGTTACTGTCCTTTGCAATAATGGTACTCCAACAGCAGGTGGAAAGGTATATATAAGAACTAAAGAAAATGCATCAATTCCAAAGGGAGTTATTGGACAGTTTGAAGCTGTAGCAGATGGAGAAAACACAGTAGAAATTCCAAATCTTAAATGGACTACTGGTAAAAAAGATAGTAATAATGTAGCAGAGGTTACAATGCTTACTAGAACAATATAGGAGGAATAATAATATGAGTTTAATTGGAAATAATGTAGTTCATCCATTACCAGGTTTATCACCTAATACTATAATGTCTATGGATAGTGCAGCTATAGGAAATGGTATGGCATATTTAAATGGAGAACTTGAAAAAAGAGATACAAAATTAAATGAACCTTTAACTAGTGTAACATTTGCAAGAGATATACCAGTAAAGACTGGTGGGGGATGGGTTGAAACCACATCTAATATGTTTGTAGATTATGCAACAACAGGAGGAAATGGAAACGGACTTATTAGAGGGCAGTCAAATAACATTCCAATAATTCAAGCAAATACTAGCAAAGACCAATTCAGAGCATTCCCTTGGTCTAATGTAATAAAAATACCATTTATTGATCAACAAAAAATGCAAGGAATAGGAAGATCACTTGATTCTATATTAGATAATGGTATTAGATTGAACTATAACAAATCTATTGATTTAATAGTTTATAAAGGTGTAGAAGAAGAAAGAGTTTATGGATTAGTAAATGATCCTAATGTAGTAACTGCAATAGCAAAAACTGGAGCGAGTAGTAAATCTACATGGAAAGATAAGACTCCAGATGAAATTTTAGATGATATTAATACTGCAATTAATGATGCATGGAAATATTCAGAATATGATAATAGTGGTATTCCAAATCATATTTTAATAAGTCCTCAAAATTATGCTTATATTGTAAGTAGAAAAGTAAGTGAAGCTGGAAATGTATCAATATTAAATTATCTATTAGAAAATAATATTGCTAAAAATCAACAAATTGACTTAGCAATAGAGCCATGCAGATGGTGTGTTGGTGCTGGTACTGGTAAAACTGATAGAATGGTTGCATATGTAAATGATGAAAGTAAAGTTCTTATTGATATACCAGTACCGCTTATGAGAGCAATGACACAGCCGAGCGTTGAAAATATAGCATATATGACAGCATACATGGCTAATATAGGTCAAGTTAAATTTTTATATTATCAATGTGTTAGTTATACTGATGGAATTTAGGAGGAATATATAATGATAATTAGAAGTGAAAAAACATTTTTATTTAAAGGCGATGATGAAGAAAAAATAATCCAAGCAGGAGAAACAAAAGTTTTACCAGATTGGGTGGGAAAAACAGAGTTATTTAAATTAGCACAAAAAGACAAAAGTGTATTAGTAATAGCAACTAAAAGGGATAAGAAGAAAGCTGAAAATGAGGAATACTTAAATGAAACATCTACTGAAGATATAAAGAAGTAGGTGTTTTTTTATGAGTAATTTTAATGGAATAAGTGGAAGTGCCAGCAATATAAAAGCTGGCACTAATCCTCCGTTTACTTTAAAAGATTTTTATAGTATATATCCTAAATTTGGGGCAAATGATGAAGGTAATAATTTAATACCTGAATTTATTATACAAATGTATTTAGATCTAGCTAATAATTGCATAAAAGAAAATAGGTGGCATAGTTGCTGGAAAATAGGAATGGGATTTTTTATTGCTCATTTCTGTACTTTATATTTAGAAGGAATTGCAGATCCTAATAGTGGAGCAGCAGGAGTTTTAGAATCTGGAAAGGCTAAAGGACTTGATACATCTGTTAGTGTAGGAAGCGTATCAGTAAGTACAGATTATTCAATTATATCAAGTGGAATTGATGGATGGGCTGGATGGAAATTAACATCATATGGCCAACAATTAGCTACTATAGGTAGATTGTTAGGTAAAGGTGGTATGTATGTGTATTAGGAGGATAGGGTATGCTTAATGGTTTCGTAAATGTAGCTATAGATAGAGATTTAACAGACAATATACTTGAATCTCTAAATAATTTGGCAAAGAAAACAGTATGTATTGGTGTTCCAGATAGTACAGAGCATCCTGATACTAAAATTACAAATTCTGAATTAATGTATATTCATACTAATGGCGTCAGAGATACCACAATGATAAGAGCTATGCAACATGATATAGATGCTGGTAAACCATATAGTGCAGTGCATGAATTCTATGTACATGAAAAGGGTTCTCCATTATGGAATGTTCCACCAAGACCTATTCTTGAACCAGCTATGGAAAATGGAAAAGAACAATTAGCAGAATTAATGAAAGATGCTGCAGGTGATGCACTAGAAGGTAAAAATATTACTCAAAGTTTAGAGAAAGTAGGTTTGCAGGGACAAAACATTGCTAGAGCATGGTTTACTAATCCAAGTAATAACTGGGCTGAAAATAGTGGTGAAACAATTAAAAGAAAGAAAAGTGATAAACCATTAATAGATACTGGAGAACTTAGAAAAAGTATAACTTATGTTATAAAGGATGGTGAATAATTTTGATTAATGTTTCAAGAGCTGTTAATGATCCTAGAATTTCAGAGCCTTTTAAAGTTTTTAGAAAATCAGGTGAATGGATAAAGGGTAGATTTGTTGAAGAAGAAAAAGAAATTGATATGAGTGGAGTAATAGTTCCTGCAACTAATAAGGAAATAGAAATGATTCCAGAGGGTGACAGAACAAAAGGAGAAATATCAATTCATACTACAAAGGAATTATATACTACACATTCAGAAGCAGATGAAGAGGGAACATCTGATGAAATAGAATGGGAAGGTGAAAGATATAAGATTTATTCGCTTGGAAATTATAAAAAATATGGGTATTATTTCGCTATTGGTATGAGGTGGTGAGTAATTAGTGGCAGATATAGTATTAAAACTTAAAGAAATAGAAGAGTTTTTTCAAGAAATAACTTGCGAAATGTTAGATATAGATTTAAGTAAGAAAGAAAATCGAAAGAAAGTTAGAATTGCATGGCCTACAGGTGGAGCTCCAGGATGGAAAATACAAGATGATATTTGCTTTTTGAGAATAACACCAATTGATGATGCAATGACTAGAGAATTAAATATTTGTTATGATCCAGTAAAAAATGATGAACCATATGCAAAAAAGAAAGTTGGATATACAAGAGTTCATAAAATAAATTGGACATTATATGGTCCTAATTCTTATGATAATGCTGATATAATAAGACATCTAATATTTGATAACGAGTATATGAATAAATTTAAGAAAAAAAATTTATTTCTTATAACAGATGTTCCAATGCCTACGAGATTGCCAGAATACTATTCTGGCCAATGGTGGGAAAGAACAGATTTTTCAGCAACATTTAATGAAGGTGTTACAAGAGAAAGTAAAGTACCTTATATTACAAGTACAGAATTTAAGGTTATAGAAAATAGATAGGAGGAGATAGAATGGCAACTTTACCATTAAGCGACATATGTGATGTGAGTGTAAGCGTTGGCCCTGCTAGTGCAGTGAGAACTAATTTTAATCTAGGACTAATAGTAGGAAAGTCAACTGTAATAAGTAAAGAAAATAGAGTAAAAACTTATTCTAAAATGGATGATTTAACAGCTGATAAATGGAAAGGAACAGAACCAGAATATTTAGCTGCACAAAAGTATTTTTCACAAAATCCAAGACCTAATAAAGTGGCAATAGGTAGATGGAATAATGAAGAGGGAGAAGATAAAGAAACTATAGTACAAGCAATATCTGCATGTAGAGAAGTAAATAGCGAATGGTATGCAGCATATGTATGTGGAGCTGAAAAGAATGAAATAATTTCATTAGCACAGTATATAGATTCCGCATCACCTGAAAGTTATTTATTCTATACAACAAGTGATAGTGACATTTTGACAGGAATTGAAGGGAATATATTTTCTGTCCTAAAGAAAAACGGAATCCATAGAGCATTAGGGCAATATTCTACTAAAACTAATGATGCTGCTGTCGGAATTATGGGAGTGGCAATGGGAAGAAATACTCAAACATCTGGAAGTGCCTATACATTAGCTCATAAAACTGTTTCAGGAGTAGAAACAGAGCCTTTAAATTCTACACAAGTTACTGCTGTTAAAAATTTAAATGGTAATCTTTATTTAAATAGAGGTTC